ATGAAGCATCTTCTCTTGTTCTATTCGCTAATTGCTCAACCTTACTTTGCTCCGTTCTATCCTTCATTCTTTGCCTACGTGCTTCATTGAAAGCTGTTTGTTCTTGTTCAGCCTTAGTTCTAGCCTTAGTCTCCTGAGCCTCGGCCCTAGAAGTTTTACGAGCCTCACTACGTTGTTTCATACGTTCCTGTAATCTACTAATCCCACTTTTCGCTGCTCCTGCACCAGCTTTTGCACCAGCTTTTGCACCTCTACCGACGGTACCGACAGCCTCTCCTGTACGTCCAGCCACTCCACCCCTTGGATCATCATCAGGATCAATTCGTCCACCACCCCAACCAGAGGAACTCCAACCTTGCGGTTTCTTCTCACCTTCGCCTCTAAATCCACGGCCCACTCCACCGCCAAATCTTTTAAGCCTATCGAGGGCTGATGCCCCTGTCTGTTTAAGATCTTCGCCCCTACCCTTCCAATGTTCAGATACCTTCTGATCACCTTTAAATCTTCTAATCCGTTGTGCCCTATTCTTAACAGCATCACTAGGTTTAGGAGGATTCTTGCTAGCTTGTGGGGATGGCTCTTCTAGGTTCAGCGTCCCTTGCTTAGGAGCTTCTGGGGCTGGATTCCCCCCCTTATTTTCTGGACGAGATGAACCCCAAGGCTTTCGAGGATCAAACTTTTGAGGCTCTTTAGTTAGAAATAGATCACCCATTTTTTGAACGGTAGATTTATATGTTGGGGCATCTTCATCCAAACGATCCCCCAAGGATTCTCCAGCTTCATTAACTACCCAAGGTGGAAGATTGTGTATGGGAACGCCCTTCTCATCAGTTTCTACTTCAAACACGGGAACGTACCTCATGGAATCCATGGGTACTTCTGAAGGGAATCCATACTCTCTAAGAAGCTGATGGTGTTCAGATTCTCTTCCAGCAATGTTATTTAGTGTAGCAAAAGATTTCCCACTTGTCAAGGGATCATCTGCCTTCTGAACAGTAGGATTCTCATCTGTTGTAGGTGTTGTAGGGGTTTTAATCTCAGCTAACTTTTTGTCATATCTCCTATTAAAAAGAGCTTTGGCGTCAGACGTACCAGTCTTTGGCGAAATATTAGCCAAAGTTCGTTCATATCGCCTATTCAAGTTAGGCTCAGGAGCGGATTCTCCCGGAGTCCAATCTCCATCCTTTCTCTTTGAGAACCAATTCATAAAGGAACTGGTAAGATCAACATCATCTATATTATCTTCCGATCTAAGAATCATAACGGACTCCTTATGGGGCTGTGCTGGTGCACATGCCTCAAATAATTTACAATAATCGTTTGGCATAATGTCGCCAACTACCACATCACATGTTCTATCTTCTGAGTTATAGTATTTACAATGCCCGCAGTTAATTCCTAAACTAATTTCTGCTGGAGTAGCATCTCTATAACCGCATTGATCTTTATCAATCTTTCCAGATTGAGGCATCTCTGCCTTTAGGATTTCAAAACTGGCTCCTTGATTAACACCTTTTTCACAAACCGTAACCTCAGCTAATTCCATTTCGTCTACTTGCATATACGGGGTAGTTCCTTTTTGCATATTCTGAATCTTGGTAGCGCTACCCGCAATGGAATAACTTTTTAACGTTCCCTTACTAATTTGATCCTCCACTTTCTTAGCTATGGCTGTATCGCCTCGTAACTCACAAATAAAGAACAGCCCATTATCATCTACTCCAGACTTAAATATTTGCCCACCTTTAGAAATATAGGCGGGTAACGCCCAACCAACTTGTACATCTGAATGTAATACCATTGCATTACGTGTACGGAAGTTAGCCATGAATTTCTCAAAGGCTTTCTCTAAAGCTTGAGTAGTGATAAGATGGCCTTCCCTGTCAATAAGTTCAACTGAGGCTGGCCCACCGATAACTAAAGGCTCACTATCATCTTCATCTTGAAGTTTACTAGCAGCTTCAGTATAGGTAACGTTATTAGGAAAAGCTCTATGTAAAGTTAAAGTTTCTGCTTTAGTAGATATTCCAGCATTAAATAAACGCTCAAATTCTTCTAACGCATCTTTTATATCTTCTACTGAAACTCTGCCTGACTGACTTTTCTCTAGCCAGAAAATAGAATCTGGATTTGTTGCAATTTGTGAAGTGTTAATATATGTAGTCATTATCCTTGATGTATCCCCCAAATCACGCCATATACCTGAGTGCTTGCGCCACTAGCTATAGCGGAAATTTTGGTTCTAATATCAATAGGCCAGTTAGTTTCCCACGTTTCTCCAGCTTTTAATAGTACGCCTGTAGTAGAAGAAGCGGTGGTATCTAACGCTATGTTAACCGTCTGCGAACCATGTCCATTCTTTAAACGGAACCCTCTAACTACTGAAATTCCGGGCCTTCGCCTAGACTCAGATAAGTTAGCGGTACCTAACCATTCATAGTTAATGCCTTGCGCTCCGTCAACGTACTCACTTAAGTTACCATCTCTCCTCTGTTCCACCATTATCTTATCAACATAAAAATCAATGTTATGTTGGGTATGACTAATAACCGCTATTCTGTAGGTAGCGGCTACACGTTCAAGGATTTGATGGCTTATGTAAATACGAGCAAATGAGGTTGTTAAGCTATGGGTGTCACTAGTGGCTAGGGCAACTCCGTCAGCATCTTGTATTTGAATCTTCACATCCCCCGAAGCTGATGCTCCTCTAACCTCACATTGGGCTACAATATGTGTCCCTTCTGTATGGCCAGCGAAAGTATCGCTCCAGTAAAAGCCTTCCCCCGCTGCTGCGTTAGCAGGGTTAACCAACAGAGAATTACTCCCGGTGGAAGCTTGTGCACTACTTTGCGAAATAGCTGAACCGGAAGCAGTAAACTCTGATATGGTTGCACTTTCAATAGATGGGTTTTTAACTAAATTAACTGCTGGTTCTCCTCTGGAAACTGTGAACAAGTCCACAGCAGACGTGCCTATAGACGAATTATCTATAGGCCAGTACTTATTCCAGACATGTACGCTGGATCGTGTACTTGGATCTATTTCCCAAGAAGGCCAGTTTTCAGGAAAGTGTTCTGATGTTGGCATAAAATCTCCTAGTCATTTGAGAACCAAGTCATGATACCTACTAGGCTACCCAATATCACCGCCGTGTGCACAAATATAATACCTATAGCAAACGCTGCGGCTTTAGCCCCATATATGCGTGTTCTCCAATGTTTTATTTCATCCAATTCGTTATTAAATTTTGCTAAACTTAACGAAATTGTTTCGTTCAATTGGGTTTGACTTTCTATATACCTATCTAATCTTTCTGTATAAACAGCGAGTTTTACATCAATAGTTTCAGAAGGCATACTCCAACTCTATCTTCCGTAGAAAATAGCTCTAACTACTACTGCGGATGCGTCCCCTGTACTAGCAAACTCATCAAGAGCAGCACCGTCAGCGCCGGCTTCCCACAAAGATATCTTTGAATTAGTGTAATCAAATTGAGCCACATAACCATTATGATCTGGTGAAAACATTACTAAAGCTATTGATTCTAACCCTACTTCTGTTGAAGCTATTGATTCCCCGCCTGTTGGATAGGAGTTATCAAAAGTAATTGTTTTAATTACATATTTCATATCTCCGGGTACGCCAGTTGTGTCTCTAGCATTGCTAGGACTTGCTATTGTCAGTGCCATATAGTCCTCCTTAAAATAAGAACATGGGGATAGGAGCCATTAGGCTCCCACCCCCAAGAGAGAATTAAGCGTTTAGATCACAGATCTTAGCTTGTACGAAGAAGTTCTTGCAGCGTAACTCACCAAGAGTGTACAGCAAGCCCCTGACAACCAAGCTGTTAGCAGCGAAGTAGTCACGGTTTTCTATGTACTGAGTAGGTTGTGCTATTGCCATCTCTAGGTAATCCGTGTCCAAGACATATACGTTACTACCTACGACAGCGCCAGAGCTATTTACACTCTTCGGCACATCGGCATCTGGGAGTATCGGGATACCCATATAGGTAGCCAATACTAAACCAGTTCGGGTTCCGGGGAAGGTTCGCTCTGAACCAACACCGACTTGATATTCCTCTTGTCCCATATATCTCTGTTGGGAATTAAGTAGCCTTTCCAGTTTGAAGTACTGGTCATGGCCCATGAGGATGAGCTTTGGCTCTCCACCATTTTCCCGGATTTTCTGGATACAAGTATCAATTAAGTTAAGGGAAAGATCCCGTCCTACGCCAGCATTGTGGCTAACGTGGGCGGCCGCATTCCATCCACCAGCAGTTCTGGCAGCGAATGTTAGATCATAAGCCCTTGCCTGAGAGACTAATCCGCCAGAAGCGGCATCATCTTCGGCTACTATATCATCAAGGCTGGTAAATCCAGCACGGGAATATATGTAAGCCAAGTCACCAGAAGCCCATGCAGGGCTAGAGGTGTCAACAGTAGCTACACCAGCGGTTGTATGTACAGTTCCACCGGAGCCACCAATAGTTACACCGGAAGTCAAGTCGTGGGCTGAACCACTACCATCATAACGAGCAACTTCATCACCGATATGGAAGTTATCGGCTATAGCTTTACTTCCAAAGTTAACCGTGGTTCCACTCCCGCCAGTAGCCCTCGCTGCCGCCAAGGACAACAACTCAAAGTTGACCTCTTTCATGTGGTCAAGTTGAGCATTCTCGTTTTCCAGAGCGAGGACATCGCCTACACCGCCTTCTAACTGAGCGGTGAAGACTGACTTCACTGAAGCACCGAATGTCGTTGCAACTATTCGGGGCAAACTGGAAACGGTTTGGATGGCCGAAATATCTACTGTGGGCAGATTTCCGGTTTCCAATATCGGAGCACTACGGTTGTCGCCCCGATCAGATCGGATCCTCCAACCAGCGGTGTTACCCCACACAGTACGTGGGATAGCATTAAAAAATCTTGTTTGGTTGTTCAGAGCTTGCCAGACTTTACGTCCGTAAGTTGTGTTAAATATTCCAGTTGCGGTGTCAACCGTAAATGGGGTACCAACACCAGCACCAGCCTTTTTCATAAAACCGGGGCCGAATACACTCTGATACAATCCTCTTTGTGACTGAGCAATATACTCAGATAGAGATGGATTAGCCATAATATATTCTCCTTAAATTTGTATTATTTTATCCTAATAGTTCCCGTGGCACACCTTCGGTATCACCACTCTCAATGTTCTCTTGCAAACGTCGTAGATCCTGATACGATAGTTGCATCATCTGATCAACAACATCTCCGCCTTCGGTAGCCTTAGTTATTGGGGCAGTACC